TTAATGATGAGGTAATCAAATTGTGGGTACTCCCTTGCCTTTAAATCGGGGTACTCAAAGAGTAAATCTTCCCTACAAGCTATAGGCGAGGAAAGCTCCAACAGGTCGGATAGCTTATCAAACCAGGCTAGGTGAAATTTCACCCAATCATCACGGTCAGGATGGTTATGGAAATAGTTTTCCCTCCCTATCCAAGCGTTAACACTATCGGGTGGGATCGACAGATCTGCAAGCCCTATAGAAACATCCTCACACAAGGGTTGTAGTTGGCTGTGATACTGGGGGTGACAGTGGTGGGTGAAGTCTAGGTGGGGTTCTTGTTCACAGACCTTACGCAAGTAATTGAGATGAATAAGGTTATCGCCTAGATGATATTCGTTGTATGTGTGTATCATGATAGTGTATGATGATGGAAGATATAAGGAGAATAGCATGAGTATTGAAATTGATAAAAATATTCCGATACCCCCTGAGAAAAAGCGCAATGTGTACCCATATAAGGTCATGGAAGTCGGAGAATCATTCTTTGTGCCAACGGGGAAGCTACAAATTGTCTGTAACGCTAACTACAGAACAGGCAAACAATTAGGTCGTAAATTTATCGCTAGAAAAGACGGGGAAGGGGTACGAGTATGGAGAACGGAATAAAAGCCAATAATGTAATGTCGGTAGCTCAGTACATTGAGAAAGCCGATGACCAAGCCAAGAAGATGTATATGCAACGGATTTGGGCTATGGAAAAGGATCAAATTTTTCATGAGCTAATGCGAGTTCATGCCAAGTCATCAGAGTTGTTAATGCAAGCTGAGAGCGAGATCGCTTACCTCAAGTCCTTGTTAGATGGACCAGAGGATGGCGATGCAAGACATTGAGCGTTTAACCCAAGAAAGGTTGATGTACAAAACCGAGATGATGAGAGCGCTCTCTTGCAGGACTAAAAAGCAAAAGATTGCTCTTGCCAGTGAATGGAAAGAACGATTTAGCGAGATGACCTACAAAGCCTTGATAGACCTAGCCAAGAACCACAGTGCTAGGCTTAAGGTGGCGTATTGGGATATTCCGAACTTTGAAGTCAAGAAACTAGGTAAACACAATTGAAAACCGCAGCCGTAGTGACCGTGACCAACGGGAAGCGCCCAGGCGAATTGTTAAATTGCTTGATGTCTGTAGCAAGCCAAACATACCCCGTTAAACATTACATTTTTTGTGACGGGGATTTTCAAACCTTTTGGGATATACGAAATCTGCATGGAAGCGATTGCGTAAAGGTTTGCTATTGGGATTCTTATGTCGGTGGCAAGGATGTAGAAGGTCGCAGACTGTACGCAGCTTCCGCACTCCTAGTGAACGAGGATGTCACTTTCTTTTGCAATGACGATGATTGGTATAAACCGAATCATGTGCAATCCATCATGGCTAAGATTGATGAAGGCTACGATTGGGCATACTGCCTAAGATCGGTTTATGACAAGGATGGCGCTTATGTCCTTGATGATGACTGCGAAGCTCTAGGAGAGCTACACGACTGTTGGCAAGCCCAAGGACACCGCTTTGTAGATTGGTGTATGTGGGGTATGAAAACCGAGAACCTCAAGATGATTGCTAGTGTCTTAGCACAGCCAGGGTGGGGTGGAGATCGTAAGTTCTATGCCACTGCAAAACAAGTCTTTCCAAAGTTCACTTGGTCAGGGGAGCGCACCTTTTGCTTTCGACTAGGTGGTAACGAATATTCTGTTGATCGTGGATTCTTTGAGAAAGGCAACTATACGATGTTGCAGAAATACGACAACAAATTACCTTGGTTAAACCATGAGTAAATTTAACCTCCAACATTTTTACTACTTTTGTAAGCAGCTCAAGATTGAAACCAAAGAGCAAGGCTTACGCAAGATGGATAACCTTCTTGGTACTCAAACCTATGTGATGAATGAAATCGCAAAAGGTTTGCAAGATGACATCCACTTTTTTGTTATCTTGAAAGGAAGGCAACTTGGAATCACCACAATCTCCCTCGCACTTGACCTCTACTGGCACTTCATGCACCCAGGGCTTCAAGGCACACTCACAACAGATACGGAAGAAAATCGGGATATGTTCCGAACAACCCTTGCCATGTATATGGATGGTTTGCCCAAAGAGTTTAAAATCCCGATCCTTGCTCACAACCGAAATCAGCTTTCCCTCAAAAACCGCAGCCGTATCTTTTATCAAGTCGCTGGGCTTAGAGCGAAAGGAAGTCTTGGTCGTGGTAAGGCTATTACATACCTACATGGAACGGAAACCAGCTCATGGGGAGATGAAGAAGGACTAGCTTCTCTCTTGGCTTCCTTGGCTGAAACCAACCCTGACCGTCTATACACTTTTGAGAGTACGGCACGGGGGTTCAATATGTTTCACGATATGTACACCACTGCCAAGCGTGCTAGAACTCAGCGTGCCATTTTCTGTGGCTGGTGGCGTAATGAGCTGTATTCCCTTGATCCTGAAGGACAAACCTATAAAGTCTATTGGGATGGCAAACTCACTGGTGAAGAAAAAGAGTGGGTTCGTGATATTAAGAAGCTGTATGGTGTAGAGATCAATTCTCGCCAGATAGCGTGGTGGCGTTGGAAGATGCTTGAAGGTATTAAGGATGATTCCCTCATGTATCAAGAGTTTCCTCCTACTGAGGACTACGCCTTTGTGATGACAGGTACTTCTTTCTTCTCTAATGCGAGGTGTACGGATGCCGTTAAAAAACTCAAGAAAGTTCCTTACCAATCCTATAGATATTCTTTTGGAGTTAACTTTCACGATACGGAAGTCCTCAAATCCACCGAGCGCCTTGCCACGCTCAAGGTTTGGGAAGAACCTGTGGATACTGCTTATTATGTTATCGGTGCTGATCCTGCTTACGGATCTAGCGATTGGGCAGACCGATTCTGTATTCAAGTCCTTCGTGTCTATGCTGACGGATTGGAGCAAGTAGCATCGTTTGCCACTTCAGAATTAAACACTTATCAGTTCGCTTGGGTGATTGCTCACTTAGCTGGTGCTTATAAAAACTCTACTCTGAACCTTGAAATCAATGGTCCAGGGCAAGCGGTTATCAATGAATTGCGAAATCTCAAGCGCCAAGCTGCTGCAATGGGTACAGCATTAGGGAAAGACCTGATGGATGTGTACGGCAATATGCAAAACTACATCTGGCGCAGAAATGATACCCTTGGAGGAATCAGTAATTCTATTGGGTGGATGACAACGGCAGCGACTAAAGAGCGTATGTTGACTTACATGAAGGATTATTTTGAGCGTGGGATGCTAGACATCTGGGATATGGACACCATCGAGGAAATGAAAACTACTATTCGTGATGGCAGTTCTATTGAAGCATCAGGGCGCAACAAAGATGACCGAGTAATTGCTACTGCCCTAGCTTGCGCTGCGTATGCTGAACAAGTGCAACCTAGGCTAATAGCCCAAAAGCTAACTAAGCGTGTATCCCGTGTACAGGATGATTTCACTCCTGAACAGCTTACTGTAGGGCGTAATGTCAGTGATTATTTGAAAAGAATAGGCGTTTATGGCGATTCCAACGGTAATCCACAGTAGATCTGAGCTAAGACGGATTATTAAGCGCTTTTTACAAGATAAAGAGCGTGGTATCTCTATTCCACTGTTTGCTGAGCTTGCTGGTCTGTCTGTAGCCCATATACGGGATGTTTTCTTAAATGAAACCGAACCATTGACCGAATATGTGCAAAGACGGGTATCTAAAGCGTATCAAGAGTGGATTGGTGGCGAAGTAGCCATCATGCAGAACCGTGATCGCAGTTTATTTGTCCAATACCGCAAAGAAGCTAAGCCTGTACTGCATAAATCTACTAAATTGACATTGATTAACGGTGAGATTAAGATTAACCTTGGTATTAAGCCAAGACATGATTATTCAGATTTAACACTTGACGAGCAACTGAAGGGGAAATAACAATGGCAGTAGTAAATGATTACAAGTGTCCTAAACACGGATACTTTGAAGCCCGTAAACCACAATGTCCAATGAAGGATTGTCATGAAGAAGTTATGGTCGTATTTTTGCAAGCTCCTAACCTTATCAGCAACAAAACCAAGTTCACGGACAAGTCCACAAAACAACTTGCAATCGAGTTCGGAATGTCAGACATCAAAACCACCCGTGAAGGAGAGCATCAAGAAGGATTCCTCACCAAGAAAAACAAGTTCACCGAAAAAGAATAC